AAACGCCTCTCCGCTCCTATTGGACGACGCGAATCGTGAAGGTATATGATGGTACAGCTACAGTTGTAGCCGAGGCCACATTGGCAAGATTAGTAATCTAGTATGAAAATTTGTATGACAGGTCGTAACTCGACTAGTGAGAACCAGGTGAACGAAGATAATCCTGGGTATGCCCCCAATGAGGGCAGACAATAATATCATCCCACGAACCAGATACGAATACAATGAGATACACAACGACCGCTATGAGTGTTCTCCCTCCTCTGCTTAACAAGCGCCAAGAAGAAGTTACGTTATTCGTTGAAGCCGCCTGCACCTTAGTTTACCAACTTAAGAGTGCTACATGCAAGACCGATGTTGTCGTAAGTCTCGGAGCGTGCTATCGCTCCCTCACAGGACAATCGGTCATTGGGAAGTCCCTTGAACTCGTCTACACTCTTGGAGCAATCCTTGAAGAGAGTGTGACCAGTTTGCAAGGCCCCTCCGACTGGATCGACGTTTGTGATGGATTGTACAACAATCTCCATCGCGTTCGTGGTTCCGTTCTCGGCCAAAAACTCATCCGAGTTTTTAACCACCTTTTCGCTCACATTGCTTACCACAAAATGGGACTTGAATTCGATTCTGAGCTATTCAACAAGCTCGAAGAGAAGAAAATTCGCCCTACCGTGTGGAACGCTCTGTCTTTCGCCGACGCTATTGTCAATTTGTTGCTGTTTTTAGCTAAACAGGCCCGACACGCGTTGGCTACTGGCGATATTGACTGTTTTTTCGTAGATGGTGGTGTCGCCTCTGACTTTATCATGAAAGTCAACAAACTCCGCAAGGACTTCGAGTTTCTCTGAAACCCCGACTGTGTCGGCATCAAGATTCCTCTATTCCTCAAGGAGGTTGAGGAAGCTATCACAGTAGGTGAGGGTATGCGACGAGTGCTTACAGATGCAAACCAAAAGCGCTTCTTAGAGCTCTCGCTCTTGGAACTTAGCACCCTTCAGAGACGCTACAAGTCCACATCAGCCGCTAGCTCACAACGCTTCGCGCCTGTTTCCATTTTTCTCTATGGGGACGCTGGTATTGGCAAATCATTCCTTATGAATGGTATGTTTATGTACTATTGCAAGCTGCGTGGTCTTCGAGAGGACCAACAAGTTATGTACTCGCGTTGTTTCGACGACAAATATTGGTCAGGGTACAAGTCATGGATGGCGGGCATCTGTCTCGATGATGTTGCCAAACACAAGCTCACTCGAGTGCAAGGTCCCGACCCCACTCTTTCGGAGGTCATTTCCCTCCTCAACAACATCGCTTTCATCACAAATCAAGCCGAGGTTAGCGATAAGGGTAAGGTCCCTGTTCTCTCAGAGTGGGTTGGTATTACATCGAATGTTGCGGACTTGAATGTTCAACATAACTACAACAACACTAACGCTGTTCTACGAAGGATTCCTGTTCGCATCACGCCCATTGTAAAGGACGCATTTGTTGTTCCAGGCACAACTCGTCTCGATCCCTCAAAGGTTCCCGCTGGGAACTACCCGGATTGTTGGCGTTTCTCGATCGCAGAGGTTCACCAGCTCGATGCTGTTAATGCTGTGTACAAGGAGACTCACATGTTTGACAACTACGCTCAGCTTCTTGAGTGTCTTCATGTCTACTACACCCACACATTACCAAGCAGACCAACTATATGCAATCTATTGCCAAGATGAACACCGTTGCTTTGTGCAAATGCAATATGCCCGTCGAACTTTGCGTTTGTGAAGACGAATTGCAGAGCAACCCCCTCAGCTCAATTGCGATCTCTCAATATACCTACGCTAAGTATGGCAATCTTCCTGCTCTGGAACGTCAATTCTGCAGAGAGTTCTTCGAAGATAATCTTCCTCAAGGTTCGACTATGGAACAGCTGGAGTTGGTCTGGTGTAAATGTCTTGAACATCTCGAAGTTTTTCGCGGCACCCCGGTTTTTGACCAAATTGACATGTTACGAACTGTCCCTTCCCTTGGAAAGCCTCGCCCTTGGCTTAACTTCACACCGACAACTGGTGCCGCAAGACTCTTCACATTCGCTTCGATTAAGAAGACTTATGACTGGTTACGTGAGTACCAGCCCCTTGGCAATGAGGAAGTGACAGACGCATGCTTAGGCGATTTCGTTACTGAGATTGCTCCGTGTCTCTACTCCGCCGGATGGGACGATAGATCGATCGTCAAGGCTTCCCTTTCTTACGTCGATTATTTTAAGACTAAGATTGACATCGTTGCTCGCAACAGCGTTAAGAAGATGTTTGATCTTACGCAAGAACGTGGATGGAGAGATGCGATTATCAAGCAAGCAGTGTGTTGGTACTTAGACAAGTGGTGGGTTCGCCAGCCTGTTAACTTTGTTCTTGGTTCGAAGAAAGCCCGTTCTGTTATCCGTTGGATCTTCTCTGAGAGTCCCACTCTCACGCAGCAACTTGTTGTTCAGGGAGCGCGTCTCCATGACGAGAAGTTGTTGGGAGGACATTGGTTCGTTCAGATAGTTAGACTTGCTGGTTTTGCCGCCATTGTCACCGGCGTCATGTGGACCATGAGAAAGATTTTCTCTCAGCAAGACTCGAGAATCAGCTCAGAAGGCACTAAATTGCAGGTCAAGATTGTTGAGCCCGCGCAGCCTTTCGTTGAGACACCTGTTGTTGTCCAGGAAGTAGCTGCACTTCGTGAGATCGGTCGAATGCCTGTCGTTCGTGG